AACGGGATCGCTGGCGTGCGGCGTTCTTGCCATGGCCGTGGCCGGGTCGTTGCGCTTCTTCGGTTTTCCTGAAGATGCCGTGACGTTTATCGGCGCATCAATCGGTTTTATGGGGGCAGAGAAAGCACGCGACAAGGTTATTGCGGCCTTTAATCGCAGGGTGAAGGAGAAAGACGAATGAGCAACACATTTAAATTCAGCAGCCGGAGCGAAAAGAATTTGCAGGGCGTAAATCCTGATCTGGTGAAAGTGACCCGACGGGCACTGGAAATCTCGGAAGTGGATTTTGGTATCACCGAAGGGTTGCGCAGCCGTTACCGCCAGAAGCAACTTGTGGCCACAGGTAAGAGCCAGACCATGAACAGCCGCCACCTTACGGGACATGCCGTGGATGTTGTGGCTTATATCGGCAGCCAGGTGTCATGGGAATGGCCGCTGTACGAAAAAATCGCAGCAGCATTCAGACAGGCCAGCCGGGAACTGAATATTCCGGTGGAATGGGGCGGCGACTGGAAGACCCTGAAAGACGGACCGCATTTTCAGTTACCACACGGAGCCTATCCGGCATGAAGCTCTGGCCCACGCTGGGTGTCGCTTTCCTTCTGATTGCCGCATGGGGAACATCCATGCGTCTGTCATGGTCGCTTGGCCGGGAGAACGCCAGAAACGAAGCACAGGCCAGCACCCTGAAAAGTACCGTCGACACCCTGAATATCATCAGCACCGGGGTACAGGATATGCAGCAGGTGCTGGCGCAACTCCGCGTGGAAAATCAACAGAGAAATCAGGACGGAGAGGCCAGACGTGAACAGCTACGCAACGATATTGCAAAAGATGAATGCGCCCTCGCTTTGCCTGACGCTCGTTTTACTGACAGGTTGCGCAGGCACGCAGAACGCGCCACTGCCAGCGCCGTCAGTCCGGCTTATACCGCAGACGCTGACCATACCGGTAATGCCTCCCCCCTTCCCTGACACTCCCACATGGGGAAATCTCGGTATATGGGGCGACCGCCTTCTGGATGCACTGGAAACCTGTAACGCGGATAAACGGGCCATTGAATTACTGGAACAGCGCAGGCTGCAACGACTGAACAACGAGGATAACAACCATGCTGAAAACTGATTCCCTGCGTGAAGCCATGACCCGTTCATGCCGATGGTGTCAGGCTAACCCGGAAAAATTCACCATTTTCGTGGAGAGCGGCAACATTGAAACAACCGGAGAAACGCCCTCGTTTGTTTACCGCTATCAGATGGTGATGTTTGTCATGGATTACGCCGGAGAGCTGGACGACCTCACGCTGCCGCTGCTGGCGTGGTTATCCGAAAATCAGCCACAGTTGTTGCTCAACCCTGAGCGTAATCAGGACATCAAATTTTCCGCCGTTATCAATGACGATGACAGCGCCGATCTCCTGTTTACGCTCCCCCTGCGGGAACGCGTTCGCATCACGCGCAGCAGTCAGGGCACAGCGCAGGCAGAACACCTGCCGGAGCCAAAACCCCGCCTGCCATCTTCCGAAGGCGACTGGTCGCATGTATTCCAGGATGTGACGTGGGGTGAAAGCGATGGATAAGGCATTCACCCGCGTGGATGAAACCTTTGAGGCCATCCGCGACAGCCTGAATCAGCAGGCCATCAATAACATCGCCAGAAAGCTGGCACAGGATTTACGCCGCGCCCAGCAGGCGCGTATCCGGTCACAGAAAGCGCCGGACGGGACCGCGTGGACACCACGCAGACGCCGCGTAACCCGGATACAGGAACGCATTCGCTTTATCTGGAATAACGAAGCACGCACGCTGAAAAACTGGCATCACGACACGGGGAAATACGGGCGAACCATTACCGGGTGGGATGAGGATAAAAACAATATCCGCACGTTTTACCGGGATGACATCGACCGTTTTCTGGAAATACGCACCCGGCGCATCAACCAGGACAGCACAAAGCGCGTCCCCATGTTCGTAAAACTGCGCACCGCCCGCTACCTGAAAGCCCGTGCAGATGCTTCCGGTGTGACGGTGGGTTACAGCGGCGTGGCCGCACGTATTGCACGCGTTCATCAGTTCGGTGAGCGCGATCAGGTTGCGCCGGGCATTTTCACCGATTACCCGGTACGTGAGCTGCTGGGTATCAGCCAGGCAGATGAGCGCCTGATTTATAACACGGTGCTGGGCCGGATTGCGGAGGCTGTACGGTGAGCGCAGAACTCATGCGACTGCTGAGCAATATCATCCGTACCGGGACCATCTCTGAAGTTGATGAGAAGTCCTGGCGCGTGCGAGTTCGCAGCGGCGGACTGGAAACAGGCTGGCTGCGCTGGAACACCACGCGCGCGGGAGCCTTCAATGTGTGGCTGCCGCCATCACCCGGCGAACAGGTGGTAATTGCCTGCATTGGCGGCAACCCGGAAACCGCCATGATAATTGGCAGCCTGTGGAGTGATGCCAGTCCGGCCCCCGGCAAAAGCCCGAAAGAAATCGTGGTCAGCGCGCCGGACGGCGCGGTGTTCCGCTACGACGCGGACGCAGGCGCGCTGAGCGCCAGCGGCATGAAAACAGCCACCCTGCAGGCATCCGTCAGCGTGACACTGGACGCGCCCGTCGTGGAATGCACAGACCTTCTGAGAACAGCGACGCTTGACGTCACAAAAGGGGGAAAGATGAGCGGCAATATCACGCACAGCGGCGGCGATTTCACCTCAAACGGCATCACAGTGCATACGCATAAACACGGTGGCGTGAAAGGCGGCAGCGATTCGACAGGAGGCCCGCAGTGACAACCCGCTACACAGGAATGAATCCGGACGGGACGGGAAACCTGAACGATATGGAGCACCTGAAACAGTCAGTCAGGGACATCCTGACCACCCCGCTGGCAAGCCGGGTTATGCGACGGGAATATGGCAGCCTTGTGCCTGATTTGATTGACGAACCCATGAATAACACCACGCGTCTGCAATGCATGAGTGCTGCCGTGATTGCGCTGACACGATGGGAACCCCGCATTGCCCTGGATGCCATCGACGTTGTCTGGAAGGCAGGAGGCCGCGCCGGGGTGACGCTGTCGGGCACTGTCATGCAGACCATGCAGAATGTTGAATTAACCATCACGCTAAGGGAGTAAATCATGCCCGCCGTTGACCTTTCACAGTTACCGGACCCCGCCATCATCGCGGAGCCTGACTTTGAGGCAATTCTGGCTGACACAAAGGCCATGATGATTGCGGCTTATCCCGCCGAACAGCGTGAAGCCGTCTCCGCCGCGCTGGAGCTGGAATCGGAACCCCTGAACGTTATCGCCCAGACAACAGCGTTTCGTGAAATGCTGTTACGCCAGCGGGTCAATGAGGGTGCACGCGCCTGCATGTTAAGCCACAGCGCCGGGACAGACCTGGACAACCTCGCGGGCAATATGAACACAAAGCGCCTGGTTATCACTCCGGCAACGGATACCACCGACGCGGTGATGGAAAGCGACACCTCGCTGAGACTGCGGGCGCAACGGGCGTACGACGGCCTGAGTGTTGCTGGCCCGTCAGGTGCATACGAGTATTTTGCCCGCAGCGCCAGCGGTCTGGTGCGTGATGCGCGGGCTATCAGTCCGTCTCCGGCAAATGTGACGGTTTCCATCCTGTCCACTGAAGGCGACGGCACAGCAACGGAGGCGTTGCTTAATACCGTTCGCGCCGTTCTGAATGCAGAGGATACCCGCCCGGTGGCCGACCGCCTGACCGTACAGAGTGCCAGAATCGTGACATGGCGGCTGAATGCAAAACTGTACTTTTACCCCGGCCCGGAATCCGAACCTATTCTGGCCGCGGCTGAATCGTCGTTCAGGAAGTGGCTGGCTGAGCAGGGGCTTATCGGTCAGGACGTGGCGTTGTCCGCCATTGCTGCCGCACTGCATGTGCACGGTGTGCAACGCGTGGAGATAACCGAACCCACACAGAATATGGCCATCAGCGACATACAGGCGGCGCGCTGTGAGTCGTTCACCATCAGCGAAGGTGGGCGCAATGAGTAATTCACTGTTACCACCATCAGCCAGCAGTTTCATGCGTTGTGCCGAAGCTGTCGGAACGCGCATTACAGACATCCCGGTAGACCTCAACACGCTGTGGTCGCCGGACACCTGCCCGGTGCACCTGCTGCCTTATCTCGCCTGGGCATTTTCCGTTGACCGTTGGGATCGCAACTGGCCGGAAGAGGCAAAACGACAGGTGATTCGTGATGCATGGCTGATACACCGACACAAAGGGACCATCAGCGCACTGCGCAGGGCCATTGAGCCGCTGGGATACCTCATTCGCGTGTCTGAGTGGTGGGAGTTCGGCGGAGAACCGGGAACATTTACCGTTGAAGTCGGCACACTGGACAGTGGCGTGACGGAGGAAATGTATCTGGAAATGGAGCGGTTGATTGCTGATGCCCGTCCGGTCAGCCGCCACATGACAGGGCTGAATATCATTCAGGAAATTCCGGGGGATATTTTTGCAGCGGCGGCAACTTATGACGGTGAAGTTATTACCATTTATCCGGACGATTAAGCATGAGTACCACAACACGAAAATTTAAAACCGTTATCACCGATACAGGTGCCAAAAAATTAGCTCAGGCAGCCGCGCCAGATGGTAAGCCTGTTCGCCTGACTCATATGGCCGTGGGCGACGGTGGCGGCACGTTGCCCACACCAGACAGTAAGCAGACCCGTCTGGTGCATGAGGTGTGGCGACACACAGTTAATCGCGTCATCCTGGACGCAACACATCAGAACCGCATTATTGCGGAGCTGGTTATTCCTCCTGAAACGGGCGGATTCTGGATCCGGGAAATTGGTGTATTTGATGAGCACGGCGATTTAATCGCGGTGGGCAATACTGCCGAAAGTTACAAGCCAGCCGTTGCTGAAGGGTCCGGTCGTGCACAAACATTTCGCACCATTCTGACCGTATCCAGCACGGCCACCGTGGCGCTTACCGTGGATAACACCATGGTGATGGCCACAGTGGATTACGTGGATGACAAACTGAAAGAGCATGAACAGTCACGACGTCACCCGGACGCCTCGCTGACCGCAAAAGGCTTTGTTCAACTCAGTAGCGCCACTAACAGCGTGTCTGAAACGCAGGCTGCAACGCCGAAAGCGGTTAAGGCCGCATATGACCTGGCTAACGGAAAATATACCGCTCAGGACGCCACGACGGCACGAAAAGGCCTTGTCCAGCTCAGTAGCGCCACCAACAGCACGTCTGAAACGCAGGCTGCAACGCCGAAAGCAGTAAAGGCCGCGTATGACCTTGCTAACGCAAAATATACCGCTCAGGACGCCACGACGGCACAAAAAGGGATAGTCCAGCTCAGTAGTGCCACCAACAGCACGTCTGAAACACTGGCCGCGACATCGAAAGCGGTTAAGGCGGTAATGGATGAAACAAATAAGAAAGCCCCATTAAACAGCCCGGCGCTGACCGGAACGCCAACAACACCAACTGCGCGACAGGGAACGAATAATACCCAAATCGCAAGCACGGCTTTCGTTATGGCTGCGATTGCCGCCCTTGTAGATTCGTCACCTGACGCACTGAATACGCTGAACGAGTTAGCGGCGGCGCTGGGAAACGACCCGAATTTTGCGACCACCATGACTAACGCGCTTGCGGGTAAGCAACCGAAAGATGCCACCCTGACGGCGCTGGCCGGGCTTGCTACTGCGGCAGACAAGTTTCCGTATTTTACGGGGAATGATGTCGCCAGCCTGGCAACCCTGACAAAAGTCGGGCGGGATATTCTTGCGAAATCGACCGTTGCTGCCGTTATCGAATACCTCGGTTTACAGGAAACGGTAAACAGGGCTGGTAACGCCGTGCAAAAAAATGGCGATACCT